TATTTGATAATATCTTGTTTTACATCTTCGTAATAGTGAGATCCATCAATATAGATAAAATCAAAAAAATTATCTTGGAATACAGAAGCACAGTCTTGACTTTTACTTTTTATTGGAACAATAGTCAATCCATTATCATTTAATGGTTTAGTATTTGTTAAAAATTGTTCAAGTAATGTTTTTTCAATAACGGCAGATTCTGTATCATGTTCACCGGGAGTTCCCTCCCATGTATCGATACAATATAACTTAGTATTTGTTTTTTTTAAATTTATTAATTCTACGCCCATAAAAGAAGCAGATGCACCCTTCCATGAACCAATTTCTAAAAAATTAGATCCATCTGGAAAAATGTTGGCTGCAACATAATATAATGGTTGGAAATTAAACCAACCTTGAATTTTTTCGTAATAATGATCCATAGTATTTAAAAGTTATAATTTATTTATAGAAGCATAAAGATAATCATCAGCACCTATCATGGTTTGTACTCTATTAAAATTATCTTTGACTGCGCTTAATTTACAATAATATAATTCTGGTGTCAATGATTTAATGTCAAAATGTTCATCTAAAATTATAATTCCATCCGTGTTAAAATAATCACTAATATCAGGCGCACCCCAATAAATTGGAATAGTTCCAGTTGCAAAGCAATCTGTTACTTTTTCCGTAAAATATGTTGAATATGAATCATTTTCTATAACAATTTGGAACATATAATCATTAATTGCTTCACTCTTATCGGGCCAAGGAGAATTATCGCTTCCTATTCTCCTAGAACCCAAAGCACCACCAAATAAATCAATATGCTGTAAAAATTTCTCAGCATATTCATGTCTTAATATATGTCCTTTTGTCATTTTCTTTGGAGAGGCAACCATCGAAACAAGTTTTGTCTTATTAAAAATTTGTTGATTTTTACACCACGGAAGATTGCTACCAGCCATAGCATAATGAAATTTTGGACTTTGCTTGCAATATTCTCTATCCGAAAAAAATAAAGCATCATATCCTTGTTCCAATATTCTAACATTTCTAGGATCGTTGAATATTTGTTTTTTAATTCCCCATTCATAAAACACAGAGCGAGATTCACAGACCCATGCTATCTTCTTTTCGCCAATTTTCTTTTGATAATCTAATCCAGCAGGAATAGCACCATCTATAAAAACTTTAATAGGAGTATCTTCTCTCGTCCATCTAAAAGTCTTAGGAAGTAAATCCGAATTAGATGATAAGTGAATATGAAAAGGCGCACCATAAGCAGTCATTAAATTCATTGTGAATATCCAACAAAAGAGTTGCCCGGAGATTGCCACTCGATCAAATGATCATTATAACCCATGTTCTTTAGTGCTTCCTTCTTCGAAGGTGCATCAGAAAGTCCCATCATGAATACTGTGTTTTGATCTTGCTTTCCCGGCCAAACACAATAATTTTTATCCAGTATTGCAATTTTCTTGTTCTTTACATATTGAGACAAACATCCAATAAAAGTTTCGTGATCAAACACAATTCCCTTATGTTTACGAACGAATTCACAGTGAGCAATCCATGTACGAAGAAACTCTAATGTATCGGCATTATAATTAAACCAAAGAGGCGATGCTTTAGTTGTCAACAAATTTTGAGGATCATCTCCAGCAACACCCACATTAATTCCCATAGTACTAAGACCATCAAATATATTCGGTTGTTTCAGTATGAATGTGTCGATATCTAACCAAAGAAGTGGTCTTTGATGCTGTGTAAGTTTAGAGTAAATAAACTTTGGTTTTAATAGACAGTTGCTCTGATAACTGCCCTGAGATTGTATCTCAGAAACCTCATGGGGAATACCAAAAGCATGGCACTCTGAAATGAACCGTTTTGCATGGTCGCTATAATAGGTTCTACCATCCACATCACAAAAATAACTAATCACAAGTGTATTCATATCATTTACCTATATGGTATTTAGGAACTAATTCCCATTCCTTTTTCTCTTTGTATGGAATAATTTTAAGTTGGGCAATACTTAATTGATGATTCTTATACTTCTCATCTAATGGAGTAATAAGACCCCATTCACTGAGTAGTTTAACAATAGTATTGCGTCTTGCAATATCATTTTCACTAGTATCTGTTTCTAGCCCATCAAGAGCCAGCAATTCCTTGAAATGAAGGATTGCATACCTGCCTCGTTTATGCAGTATATGACAACTTTGATATAGTTTTTTTTCTTTGCGAGAAGAAACGCCAATTCGAGTTAGTGTTTCTTTTACTTTGAGGAAGTCATCTTCGTGTTTTAGACTAACTTCAACGCCGTATCCTTGAAAAATATCTTCCGTGTTATTCATAGTAAACCATTTCTATAATATCTAATGCCTCTTCATCATCGGCACAGATATTTAGAATATGGCTACTTTTGACCACCTGTAAAGGTCTGTTCTTTTAGTAGTTGAATGTCCTGTTCCGAAAGCAGAGGAAGTACCTCTTTGGCTGTCTTGTGAGAATAATTATAGACTTGCTTAAGCATGTCGATTATCTCACTCTCCTCATCCTTAAGCCATTTGCTGAAACGCTTACGCTGACGGACAGAAAGACGCAGATAATCGAAGTGCATCTTCTTTGCGATGGATGGAAGTACATTCATCTGATTGGATTGTAGTACGGTGTCAGGAAAGTAGGATAGACACCGATTTACAACATACGGGGTATAGTCCTTTTCGTTTAGATTGTTCTCCCCATCAAGAAGGCTTTCCTTTGAGTAGTTGATGGCTGTTAGGAAGTCACCTAATTTCATTTGAACTCACATCCCATCATTAGTTCCACAACACAAGCCACTAGATTGATCTCCTGATCGGCCACAAAAGCCGACTTGTATTGATACTCAGCAATCGTCAGAATGGCAGTAGGAATCGAACCCTGCTTCAAGTACTCGTATAACCCGTCATATAGTTTACGGAAGATGTGCTGTGGATCGTTGTCCATGTTGGAGACAACCCAAGAACGAGCCGAACTGAAGTCCTTCTCCTTCATATACCCCATCAGATCCTTGATCTTCAGTTGACCGGCTTCGCTGAGAATACCAACATCAATTACACCCGCAGCAGAATACCTCTGGAGTTCGTTTAAAGTCCTTCTGAAGTCAGGGAAATGCTTTATAATGAGTTGGGATAGTACTTTGCTATCGAAGTCGATCTTTTCATTCTTTAGCACCATTTCACAACGCTTCAGGAACTGTTTGGCTAGTTCAGGCTTTTCCTTTGTGGGAATGTTGAAGTCAATACAGGTACAACGAGAATGAATTGGCTCAATGATACGATTCTTATAATTGCAAGTTAGTATGAATCGGCAGTTCTTTGCAAACTCCTCAATCGCACCGCGTAATGCTGGCTGAATAGATTGGGCATTTGAGTAGTCAAACTCATCTAGGATGACTACCTTCTTAGACTCGGATAGGGAGATTGTAGATGCAAACTGTCGAATCTTAGTACGCAGAGTATCGATATTACCATCTTCTGAGCAGTTGATGATAATCCAATCGGCGCCAAGTTCATTACAGAGTGCGCGGGCTACGCTTGTCTTTCCCGTTCCTGCTTTACCAGACAGGAGCAGGTTAGGACACTCACCCGATTCTACAATATCCTTGAAAGTCTTCTTTAGAGACTCAGGAAGAATACACTCATCGATTGTCTTCGGACGATATTTTTCAACAAATAGATTGATTTCGCTCATAATAAACTCCAATAAAAAAGACGACTGGAAACCCAATCGTCCTTTTTGAACTCACTGGTTTCCTTTAGTTATTGTATTGACTTGACGACTCAAGAGCAACCCAATACTTCAAAGAAAGATCCTTGTGAGTGAATTGGCTAATAACCGACTTGGCGATCTTAACTTCATATTCTCCGGGTAGGAACTTTAGATTCTCAATACGGAAATCGAATGAGAAATCTGCATCTCCCTTATGATCACCAAGAGTTACGCTAAACTGATTGCAGGTTGGATCATTCTTGTCGCAAACAACACCAATGATCTTCTTGCCATCTGTTGTAACGGAGAGATGGGGAAGTTGTAGAACTGAAGAGGCACGAACGAGTTCATCGAACATGCTCTCAGTTAGATCAAAGTTAACTACTGCCTCTGGCATGTTGATTGACTTCGTTGGAACAGTCAGCAACTTTGGCTCAGAGTAGTAATACTTAACCTTTGATCCATTACCACCAGAGATGGTAACATACTTATCCTCAAACTCAAACTCAGCATCCTTGAACAGCGAAACTGTGCCAAGGAACTTGTTCATGTCCCAAATACCGAACTCGGTATCAAACTTCTCATCAACGGTTGCTTCTGCCATGACATTCTTGGCGGGAGCAACGGTAGCAATCTTGTTGCCTGGCTTGACAAGAAGATTGGAGTTGATCGAAGTAAAGTTCTTTAGAATTGTTAGTGTCTGCTTAGAAATTTTCATAGTTGTAGAAGTAGTCATTTATTCCTCGTCTTGCATTCTATCCATAATATCATCAATGTCAACATTTCCGTGCTTAAAATCATCCATGATTCTTTTTGTATCATGCCGTTGTCCACGATTTTTCTTTACACGGGTCTTTTTGACGGTGCGCTTGAAATCACGATTATCCGGTTCTCTTCCTTTATAGTGTTCTGACATTTAAAAATCCTCGATATTCTCCAATAGATTCTTTAGTTTCTTTTCGATCATGTATGACATAACTTTTGCTTTTGAGCCAGCAATTGGCTTTTCAAATTCATTAAGGATCGTTTGCTCCAAATCCACAGGGATGCAAGATAGATCAATAATAGACTTGTTTCTGTCATAGAATGGTAACTCCTGAATGCGGTTATTCACGATGTCATCCATAACTTTAGACATAACCTTAGTTGTAAGTCTCTTCTGTGACTTATCTTCGTTTACAAAAGTATCGTCATCAGAAAGAATGTTTGGAACTCCGTCTGAGGAATCCCCACGGGCAATGTGTTCCAACAAGAACATCTTTGGATTGTCCGTGCTAATATAAGACTTCTTCAAAGGACTATATTGAAAAACATTTTCAAATACGCCAAGTTGCATGAAATCTTTATCATTCGATAGAATCAGAATCTTCTCTATCTTGTGAAAGTGCTTCGCAAGAACAAAGATGATATCATCGGCTTCGGTTGTCTCCACCGTGATGCTCTTGTATGGGAACACTTCACGAATCTCCGAACGAATCTTATGGAGACTATCGTAAATTGCATCCCAATCCATATCAGAATTGCTCTGATTCTTTTTTCTGTTTTGCTTGTACTGTGGGAAAATCTTTTTGCGCCAACAGTTGCTTGAATCATTGCAGATTACAAGTTGTCCATACTCACCACGGAATTCTGAATTATACTTACGATAAGTGTTCAGAACCATATGGCGAATATATTCTTCATTCAGTTCAGGGTAATCCTTCATTGACTGAAAGATACTAGCGAGAATTATTTGATTGTTATCTAGGAGTATAATGTTGCACCTCTTTTGCTTTATTATAAGCGAAAGAGTCAATAAGTCAATAAATATTTACCCACTGGCTACTGTCACCATCATCAATATACTTATAAATCTTTCCCGTGGTGACATCTAGCCATTCATCTCCGGCATTTGGACTTAGTGGTGGTGTAGAAGCAGAATAAAAACGAACTCCGCCACCCATCAAAGACCATCCAGCATGTGCTGGTGATGTTTCAGAAATTGTATATTTGGCGATGTATGTTTCGCCATTATAATTAACAACATCACCAGCCTTATACACGATGAGTTTTCCGTTCTCATCATATGCTCGGTAGTTGCCTCTAAAGTTTAAATTGTCGTAATTCATTTGATGGCTCGAAGAATCAAAGTGTGTCCGTTAATTCGTCCCTTTGGCAAAGATTCTTTAGTGTTAATTGCCTTCCATGCATTATTTATAGCACGAACACCATCTTTCTTTGCTACCTTGATAAAATCTGCTGGCTTCTTTACAGTCTTTTCCTTCGATTGATCTAGATCAAAACCAATGATGCTAGATCCCTTTACCGTTAGACCACCCTGGCTTGGATCTCCAACAAACAAAGTAGCCTTACGAGTCTTCGTGTTGTAGGTAATAATAGTCGAAGCACCAATGATATCTTCTGGCAGAATAGATTCTGCGCCAGTATTTGTATCCTTTGCAAGATACTTCAACTTCTTTACTACTTGTTCTGGCTTACGCTTCTTCTTCTTTCGAGGCTTTCTATTGCTTTTAACAATAGACATACGCAACTTGAGATGATCACATAGCATCTTGTGGAAGTCATAGAACTTCCGAAGTTTTGACTTGCTAAAGAAACTATAACCTTCTAGCAGTTCTTTGTTTTCCCCAAGAAGAGCCATCTTTAGTTCCTCTGTACGAGGATCGAATGATTGTAACATAAACTCACAATGCATTCCGCTTGGTTCAGCAGATGTCAACCACTGTTCAATATCGAATTGCTTATAGTGTGGTCGATTTCCACGGAGGTATTCCATGTATTCATCGATGGCTTCTTCTAGTTCAGCAGCAAGAACATATGACTGCAAACGAACACGATCACGAACCGAAATGATTTCTTCGGGATGACTATCGATTGAAACCAGTTTGCCGCGCTCGATAAGTTTCGCAATAGTATCATCTACAGCCTGTTGAAACATCGGAGGAAGAATGCAGCCTTTATTTGCAGACTGACACTTACCACCGATTGATCGGAACTCAAAATTCTCTGTTCCAAGTTTACGAAGGAAATCACGATCCTTGATCTTCAAGCGATCTGCATAATCCAATACAGCGGATCGATAATCTCGTTCGCTATATCGAACATTATACCAATTAGCAGCAAGAGCAAGTGACCATGCAACCTTTTCAATGTCTGCAAAGTCTTCCTTTGTCCAGTTCTTCCAATTGGGTTCTTTACCGTAGAAAATGTCTTCAGTGTTTTGCTTTGTCATGGCTTATAGAATACGAATATCGGTTCATATTTTAGATAAGTTCCGTCAACTTTGCAATAGTTTTTACACTTTGGCACACCATTTTCATCAAGTCG